TTAAACTTTTATATCACCTTTTAGTGGGTTTAACTTTATAGCTAACTGCAAATAATCAGGTGCTAAATGAGCGTATGCCATTGTCTGGTTTATACTCGCATGACCTAATATTTCTTTCAGTGCTACGATGTTCCCACCATTCATTACAAAATGACTTGCAAACGTATGGCGTAAAACGTGTGTCGCTTGTCCATCAGGTAAATCAGGTTTTACTATTTTTAGTTTTTTGCGGAAGGTTCCATAATCAACATGAAATAGCTTTCCTGTTTTTCTGGTTTTTATCTCTTTTTCAAGAGAGTCAGAAATTGGAATAATTCTTTTTTTACCATTCTTTGTATAGGCAAAAGTTACCCTTCCTTGATGAACGTGCTTACTATCTAACATTTCAGCTTCACCCCATCTTGCACCAGTGCTAAGGCATAGTAATGCGATACGGCGATAGTCACCTGATAATGAATTTAATAAGTGCGATATTTCATCATCACTTAAAAAAGTGAGTTCAGGTGGCTTTTCTTTTAATGGTGGCAATCCTCTTAATGGGTTATCACCTTTGTACATTTCGAGTTTTTTTAATGCGCTTATCATTCCAGATAGACGATACATATCCCTATTTATCGTTGATGGACTCACTCCATCAAAAAGGCGCATTCCTCTATGTTCTAGTAATGCATGCTTATCAAGTTGGTTCATTGTTGGATCACCAAGCGCATTCACTGTTTTAATTAAATGCCTTTTCTCTATTGAACCGTTTTTTAATGTTTGTCCGTGATATAGCCACCACTTATCAAGTAGCTCACTTAATCGAATTCTTCCTGATTGGACTTTATCGCTAGAAAATTTCTTAGCGTTAACAATTGTATATTTCTCAAAATTTGTAGCTTCTATCTTGCGATCAAATATCCTTCTGACTCGCTGACCATCTTTCCCGTTTGGGCGAATATCCACTTCATAACGACCATCATTGAGCTTCTTAATTGCCATAAGTAAGCCCTCCGATGTAACTGACTGACTGCGACCAACAGTAATCAGCATATTCATATAAAACGTCTAACCAATTTTCTTGTCTGAGCGGGGTGATATTTCTTTCTCTTGCCCACTGTGTGCGAGGGCTGGTGATATTTGGCCAGCTTCTGGTGATGACTTACCGGTCATTATCCACAACGTATATTTTGAAAATCTTGGGTGATTAGTGATTTTCTCTAAAGTTACCCACCCTGGTTCGTTATGACCACCTTCAATCTTTTTTAATGTGCTTATTGGCATATCCATTATTTCGCAAAACTGTGATTGGCTTAATTTTTCAGCATTTCTTATAGCCTTTATTCGAGAGGCAATATCCATTATTTTGGTTCCGAGTATTGATCTAGTAAAATCTAAGTGGTATAAAGTACGGAACCACTTAGGGCGTAAAAACCCTTATAAAACCGAAATAAAGGGTTTTAAAGGGCTTGATCTAACGAGGGTAGCAAATGAACAAAGAAATGATCAATGTGAAATTCCCTGTAAATGCGGTGCCACTCGCAAAGTTTGCGGAATTAATAGGGAAAGGTTACGAGGCCACTAGATCAATGGCTAAAGCGGGTAAGTTACCCATTATTGAATTTCGTGATCCTATGAAGCCAGATGCTAGAGCCGGTGAATTATGGGTGAGTATCACGGAATTTAATCGTGGAATGGATGATGCGTATTCCAATTTACCAAAAGAACAACGTGACGCATGGCGTTTATGGGTTGGGCTATAAGATGCAGGTGAAACAAATTACAGAGCATAGTTTTATGTATCGCGGTTTCACCATTATTAAACTGCCAAGAAAAGCAGTAACACCGATAACTCGTTATCACGTTTGGTTAGATGATCAGTCATTCGGTAAGTTTGATGCAATGGCGGAAGCAACTAAATATATCGACTTATTAAAAGGTGACTCCCATGAACCAATTAATTAAGCAAAGAAATAAATATAAATTAAACAGTGAATCTTTTACTAATAAAAGTAAAAAGTATTCAAAAGCGGATAAAGCGACACAGGCTTTATGTGCCATTGTTATTGTTTCGTTTCTTGTGAAAGTTTCTATCTAGGTGTTGTTATGAATGCCGCGGAGCTTATTCAAGCAAGAGAGCAACTACAAGGCAATGATGACTTTTATCAGTCTAAAGTTGTAAAGCACTATCATAATGATGGTCTTTCATTTGATGAGCGCGTCAGTGGTATGAATAAAACAGCAGAAGTTAGGGCTGATTTATTAAGTAAGTTAAATAAAAATAGTGATGATATTCAGGTTAGTGAGTTTCTTGATTACTTAAAGAATGAAAATAGCCGTATATATCAGATGATTTATTACCTTGCTGAGATAGAAAAAGAAAAGAACGGAATAGATTATTTATTATTAAAGAGGACAGATAAAATAAAAATAATTAATGCACTTCATCAAATAAAAGTATTGAGCGCATTAATCCCGAATAAATTAGCAATGCCTATTTAATTACACCTAAAAAATAAATGACATTTATTTGTCAGGACTTTTTATATCTGATTATCAGAGGTCTGATTATGTCTAAAGAAAGTGATGTAACCGATTTAATTAATGCCGTCCGAGAAGATGAAAGAAAATCTCGGGCGGTTCTTTTTTCTGCCCGTTTACGCAAATTAGCATCAAAAGCACTAAGTGAACGAATGGAGCCTTCACAAGTATTTCAATTATTAGAAGGTGAAGCCGAGTCTATCGAACATCAAGCGCAGGAATGGAATTATGTCTAAAGAAATGGATTTAGCCTGTGAACAATCACAGTTATTGCTTGATAAACAAATAAAAGCAGTAACAGGGCGTTATGTCGGTGTATCAGCGTTTGAATGTGAAGATTGCGGTCGCGAAATACCCGAAAAGCGCCGTATTGCAGTAATGGGATGCACCCGCTGTGCGGATTGCCAGACAGTGCATGAATTGAAATCTAAGCATTATCGGAGTGTTTAAAATGCAACGATATACGCATGAATTAAAAATAAACCATCAATATTTCAAACAAGTACGTATTGGAGCGAAAAAAGCCGAATTTCGTCGAGCTGATAGAGATTTTCAAGTCGGGGATCTTTTAGTTTTACGTGAATTTAATGCTATTCCTCCAAGAGAATTCCGTCACCTTTTTCATTATGGCGAATATACGGGAAATGTTATTAGAGCAGTTATTACAGATATCACCTGTATTAATTCTATTATTCCAGAGTTAGGCGATAAACCTAAATTTGTAATGCTTTCATTTTCTATTATTGAGGATGATGAGTAATGGCTAATAAAACCATTCTGAAATGGGCAGGCTCAAAAGCCCGCATCATGGATAAATTAATTCCACATTTGCCAAAAGCAAAGCGCTTAGTTGAGCCGTTTGCGGGTTCTTGTGCGGTTATGATGAATACGGAATATAACGAATATTTAATTGCTGATGCCAATCAGGACTTAATTAACTTATATCTTAATGTCGTAGAACATACTGAAATAATGGCACGTAAAGAGTTCTATGCGTGGGAAGAAAACAATCATAAAAATGATTACATTTCTATTAGAAAATTATTTAATTCAATTAAGATATTAGATAAAAGCGAGTGTGACCAATATATACAATCTGCTCGATTTCTATATTTAAATCGTCATTGCTTTAATGGTTTATGTCGATATAACAATTCAGGTGAATTTAACGTGCCATTTGGAACATATGGACGCGTTTATTTTCCAGAGGAAGAAATTAGGCAATTTGCTGAAAAAGCCACTAATGCCATTGTCGCCTGTTTAGAATGGCAAGATACTTTGTCACTTGTTGACTTCGGTGATGGTGTTTATTGTGATCCTCCATATATGGGTGATGAGAAATGTTTTACTAAATATCATCACACTGATTTTACTCACGCTCATCAAATTGAATTAGCTCAAGCGTTAAAGGCATTAAATCAATCACAAGGTAACCCGATTACCGTCTCTAATTCAATTCACGCCAAAGAGCTGTATGCCGATCTTGGTTTTATTATTCACGAGATTGATGCGCCTCGTTCTATTTCTGCAAATGGAAATCGTCAATCAGCAAAAGAAATTATCGCCGTATTACCGGAGGTGTGCTGATGGAACAGGGCTATGTTGATATTCAAGATCCAAAAAATGGGGTGCATATCACTGGCACCCGTTTTGCTATCGTTTATTGGAAAAAACAATTTGGGTTAATTGAAGTCACCTTTATTGATGGCCGTGTGCGCCGTGAAGTGATTGCGTGGTATGACTCAGCAGTAAATGTGACCGCTGGTGTTGTTGGTGCACATGTAAGTCGTGTTATTTGCGCAGAAATTAAGTCTATCTCCGAATTGATAGAGATAATGACTCACGTCGCTAAATTGTGCGAAACAGCCATTGAAATTATTGATCCGAAGCGTTTAGGCGGTGTGCTGTAATGGCTAGCCGTTTGATTGATTTTTCTCAACCTCCTGTTTCCTATCCTGCTGATATGCAATGGACGTATTGGTGGAATGGGAAACAGCCAGAACCTGTTGTTTATGAAAGACCGCTTACCCGTGAGCAACTGGCTCAGGGGCAAGCGATTTTATTCGATATTGAAAAACTGCCTCGTTTTCTTAAATCCCGCTTATTTAAATACATCGAACATCTTAGAAAAGAGAAAACACCTAAAGAAGTTCATAACTGGCTGGTGTTTAAGTTTCATAAAAGCGTTTATCAGCGTTTGCAAGCTGTTAATGCGCGCTATGGTTTAGCGAAAGATAAGCGTCAATTCTTGTTAGATAGAGATTTTGATCAAGCCATGTTCTTTAATCGCTTGCCCGATGCGCATGACAAAATATTGCGTCATATGGCGAAGTCATTCGCGAATGCGTGTGACAACTTATTCGATGAATTAGCTGATCAGGCAATTGCTGAAAATAACGGTGATCGTGAGGTGTTACTTAACCTAAAAGTGATTAACCCTATTTATCATCAATTAGGGCAGTTAATTACCTATTTACATGTAACGCCATTGTTTTGGGGAAAAGTGCAAAAAGGGAAGTTAACACCTGAAGATGCGCTATCAGGATTAAGTCGGTTAACTAATGAAGATTGGTGGCTGAAAAAGTTAAAGGCTCATCGTCAGCGTTGGCGTGAGTCTTTGCATATTGCCTTTGGTGATGTGAATTCAGATAAGACGCCTTACGCCAGTAAAAATGCGGTTCGTGAAGTCAGAGCGCAACGTTTAGCGAATATGAATTATCTTGAAATGATGGATATTCAAGATGTTGAATCGGGTGATCGCTTTGATTTAATGGAAAAAGTATTAGCAAGTATCGCTAACCCTAAAATTCGCCGTATGGAATTAATGGCGCAAGCCGCAGGCATTCAAAAAGTTGCAGAAGAAAGGGGCGATATTGGTTTATTTATTACGTTAACCACCCCTTCAAAATACCATCCCACCAAGCAAATTAACGTTTCTAAAGATGAGAAAAAGAAAAAAGTTCTCATTAACGAGAAATGGAATAACAGCGCATACACTCCGAAAGACGGTCAACGTTATTTAGTGAAAGTTTGGGCGAAAATTCGCACCGCTTTTAAAGATAACGATATTAACGTTTACGGGATCAGAGTTGTTGAGCCACATCATGACGCTACACCACATTGGCATATGATGATGTTTCTGGATAAATCTCAACGTGCATCAGCGATTGAGATCATGCGTAAGTACGCCCTTGAAGAAGACGGCGAAGAACGGGGCGCAAAGAAACACCGTTTTGAAGCAAAGCATTTAAATAAAGGTGGTGCTACGGGTTATCTTGCGAAATACATTTCAAAAAATATCGACGGTTATGCGCTAGAGGGCGAAGTTGATGACGAGTCGGGAGAGTTATTAACCGAAGTTGCATCAGCTGTTACCGCGTGGGCATCAACTTGGCGTATTCCTCAATTTCACATGTTTGGCTTACCGTCTAAAGGCGTATGGCGTGAGTGTCGCCGTGTTCGTGGTGTGAGTATCGCTGATAAGTTGGGTGATATAGCCGAAAAGGTAAGAGCGTCTGCCGATGCAGGAGATTTCGCCGCTTATATCGAACACCAAGGAGGCCCTAACGTTAAGCGTAACCTACAAACATTATTAGTTGCTCGTACCGTTGCTGATGAGCCGAACTCTTATGATGAAGAGGTGATGCGCGTTATTGGGCTATGTTCACCATTGAAAAGCGGTGATTTAGTAAAAACGCGTGAGCGTCAGTATCGTTTAGTCCGTAAATCTAAGCAGGATATTGAGGCAATTGAGCATAAGCGTAAGTTAGAAACGGGTCGTGTTTTGACTTTAAAAAGCGCGATCAGCGCGCCTCGGAGTCCTGTCAATAACTGTGGATCGGGCAGTTCACCCGATATTAAAAACCCACACGATAGGGGCTTAAAATCGCCCGTATGGGGGATTTCTGAGCCTGATGTTTTTGACCTACGTTCACAATATAGCGATTGGGAGAAATCATTTGGCGAGGTTTTAGAGCATAAAAAGAGTCAGCGAATAATTTCAACGGTGTCATTAAGTGAAAATCAGGAACGTTTGATACCTGAATTTAAAGCCTTTGCCGAAAAAATGGGATTGGATTTACCACCAGACACAATGTGGTCAATGGTGATGAACGGTATGCGCCTTAATTATGGTGATGAAGTGATTTGGTTTGAAAACGGAAAAATTCAAATTTCATCAACGAAAAGCGAAAAAGTTAATTTTGAAGAAATGAAGCAAAAAAATATTTCAAATACACGAGATAGGGTCATTGCTAAGATTAGTAGTGTGAATAGGTGCTTATTTGATAGGAAACACAATATGTAGTGTGTCTGTGAACTTATAGAGTAAATTTAATAAAAATCATTTGATTTTATTATATAAAAATGGAGTATTAGTAACTAAGGTAAGAAGTAAAGGTGAAAAAAATTTAAGTAATTTTTGCCTTGTATATGATTTAAAGTTAAACTCTCCCGCAATTTTTTTGTCTAACGATGGTAGTCATAGAAATGGGGAAAGGTGGTAAAAAGAGCGGCAATAAGGCTAAAGTGACGATAGCTCAAGCTGTAAGAGATGTTTTGTTACGTGCTATGTCAACCGGTCAACTGGTTCCATTAACTTTAGCTGCTATTGTTGTAATATATTTAGTTAGAATGCCTGCGGAGGCACTGCCCGCACTATCTGATCGTATATTAGATGCTATGATTGATAGATCATTGCTTGGTTATATTCTATTTGTATTAGTGGTATTTCTTTGGGCATGGCATGCTAGTGTAATGCGAAAAGCTTTTAGTGCTGAGACTACTCGTTTAGGAAACGAAAAGTCTAAGTATCAGCAAGATAGAACAAAGCATTCACTAGGAACAAGTGATAAATAAGGAGCAAATTATGCTGACAGTGCTAATCTTTGTGCTGTTAGGGATGGCAACAGTACATTTCATATATGAAAAAATAATTTTACCTTCAATTCGTTTACATTACCGGAATAAATTATTTGAAGTACGAGATAAAGTTAGAGATGAATTGATTAACAATGCTGAACAAAAAAGTGTTGAATCAGCTAAGTTGGTTCATGACGCATTAAATAATGCAATTAATAGGTTGCATTTGATGACATTTCAAAATCAAGTAAAAGCGAGAACTCGACTTTATAAAGATCCATCACTTCGACATAAAGTACAAATTAAGGTTAATTTAATTAATAGTTCAGAAAATCAGGCAGTAATTAGTTCACTAAAAGAATCAATTAAAATTTTAAATAAAGTGCTGATATTTAATAGTTTTATGCTTTTTTTATATACTTTACCAATCTTTCTCATAGTTACACTGATCGCAAAAATTGTTTCAAGTGTAGCTAGTCGTATAAAACAGTTTTTATCTGGGTGTAGACGATTGGAAGAAGCCGTTATGGTACTACCAGATAGATTGATGAAAAAACTGATAGACTCTGAATATGATTGTGACTCCTATGTGAGAGTATAATCTTTTATAACTGAAAAACCGTCTTTTATTGGCGGTTTTTTTATGTGAAAAAATCATGCGGTAAAATGTAAAAAACGCAAGATCAAAAAAGGATCAAAGTTGCTTGAGCGCGCCAGATATCACGGGCTTTTGTGACACTCATGCAGGTGCATAAAAAGAGGTCGATTTAGTGCGCGGGCGTGGCGGGGTCACGATTGCGTTTTGATGGGGTTGAAAACATTATTCCTCGCAAATTTCCGGCGCGTAGAGCGATTAAAACAAGAAAAAGTTATCTAGGTATCAAATAAATTACGTGCGCTTAAAATGGATTGTAGGCGCATTTAATACAGGTTTGAGAGAGTGAAAATTAGGTGGATTCGCCTTATCAGGGGGTAAAGGGTATAATAGAATTGGGTTACTATTATTATTAGTCAGACCGATACTTATACCTTACAGGTAAAAAAATACCGCCAGTGTCGGCGGTATTGGTCTTTGTGTGGTGAAGTTACTCATCATCTAATGTGTACTTATCAAACTTAATCACTTCCTCACCTAACCAATCATTGATTTGTAATATCTTGCTTTGCAGTGGTGCCAGCTCATTACGAAAGAAAACCTTTGCTGCTTTTTCAACATCACCAAAGCCACCGGTATTCTGTGGAATGATCCCCATCATTTGAGGCGGTACACGGTGCGCCGCTAACATATTGTCACGGCTGACATTGTTGATATTGAGAAATTCATCTTTTGCTGCAATCTCACTTAATGGAATAACTTGCACGCCATCTTTCTTGCCATTCGGTGCGTGGATAAACAGGTTGCGGAAATTGCCGGGGCCTTTTGAGTTTTGCATTGCGTTACGAATTTTATCAATATCACTTTGGTTTTGTGAGGCGTCACTGACGTATAAAATGAATCCGGCATGGCTTCCGTTGCGATAATATTTAACACGGAATAGGGTAGCGGCTTCATTCAGTAGCACTGACATCGTGGAGGCCAGATATTCTGGTAACCCGTATAGCTCTTGATTTAAATCGGGTTCGTATAACTGAAATACACTACCGGGCTTAAATTCATACGGCTTTGAGTCATAGCCATAGCGCACAAACCAATAGCTATCATCAGCAACACCACGGCGGGTATATTTGGCGAGAACGGGGGTGAGTTTTAATAAGTTCCCCACCATATTATTACGCCGTTCAAGGTAGGCATTGCCAAAGGTTAAGAAGTCGAGCGCAAACCGGCTAAAGTCTAACTTAGAGAGAAAACGGTTAGGCTGAAATGTGCTGACTAAAATATTACGTTTGACATAAATTGCACTGCTATGATGCGTCGCCGCACGAAACAGTTTTGATAATCCATCAAAGCTAATCGGTGGCTCATACCAATTATCAATTTGCGCACACTCCAGATAATCAAAAATTTCTCGTTTATCTAACACCGGAACGGGATCACCAAAGGTAAAGGCTTCCATGCTGTTATTGGCGGTTGCCGTTTGTTGTGCTTTAAAACGCTTTTTATTTTTACGGCTCATTAATAAATCTCCACAATATTATTACTGTTCTCGGTGGTGCCGGTTAATGGTTCGTTGAAAAGGGCATGCATCGTTGCCCATGCAAGGTCAGCGTGTCCGCTTTCTTCACTGCGCGAGGCCTCATAGGTTGGGCGGTTACCGCTTCCGGTGGTGGTACGACGAATGGATGTAAAGGATTGAATGATATCAACGCACTGCGCATCGAACTCTAAGCGCCCGTGACTAATCACGTCATAGGCTTTAATCACTAAAGCATTTTTGACATTCGGGTTATAAATAAACTCCCTCGCAGCAGGAAAGAACTGGATGACATTTTGATAAACCCCATGCCCTAAGCCGGTGGTATCAATACCCATATATTCCACATAGAAACGTTCGGTGATTTTTTTAATGGCGTCAGCTTGTGCGCGAAAATCCATACCACGCCATTGATGACGTTCTAATATGCGGAATTTCCCTCCAGGTACTTTAGGCGGAGCGATAACCACACAACCGGCACTATCACCATTTTCACCACCTTTGCTTGGGTCATAACCTACCCAAACCGGATCATAACCGTAAGGGCGTAGCGCTAATGGTTGAATGTCATCCCACACTTCCCAACTGTCCACCATGCAATTTTGCATCATGTTAAAGTTGAATAGGGATTCGATATCATCCATAAAGTGACACATTAACAGGTTGTTATATTCGTCCGGGCTATACTCTTTTTTGAGTTGCTCTAAATCGAATAAATCACAACCGCCTCGTAGTGCATCTTCAATATTGACGATTTGTCGCCATTGCCCATCTTCACATAAACGTCCATTGACTAAGGCTTCATGTGAGATATCAATATCAACTCTGTCTTCTTTTTTGCGCCCGCGGTTATACAGCTTGCCTGACCAAAAGGGGTACGCTTCATGGCTCATGGTTGACGGTGTTGAAAAGTAGGTTTGTCGCCAATGTTTTTGTATCGCCATACCCGAAGTCACTTTGCGTAACTCCTGAAATTTCGGGATCCAAAAGGTTTCATCCAGATATAAATTACCGTGATAACTTTGTGCTGTGCGTGCATTAGTGCCAAGGAAATAGAGCGTTGCACCGTTGCTTAACATCAATGGGTCGCCTTTTAATTCAACATCAACCTCCAATGCCATTTTGATAATGTATTCACGGAACATATAGGCTTGCGCTTTACTGGCGGAGAGGAAAACCTGATTACGTCCGGTGGTCAGGGCATCAATAAAGGCTTCTCGCGCAAAGTAGAATGTTGCGCCGATTTGACGGGATTTTAAAATATTGCGGATACGGTGATGACCGGCGCGATACCACACCTTTTGATATTCAAACAACGTATCACGAAAGATATCTTCCAGTTTTTCAATTTGTTCTTCTGAAAAGAAGTTTTTCTCTGGCTGACGGCGTTCGCCTTTGTTGCGGTTGGCAATCTTAGGATTAAGGTCCGTTTCATTACCGCCGTTTTGATATTTTCTGATCCGCGCCATGCGTTCGAGTTGACGTCCTAACAAGTCGATTTCTTTAAAATCTTTGCCTTCTTTGCTCTCTTTTAAAATTAGATTGCAATAACGTGCCTCAACGGTTAGCTCTGCGCGTTCGGTAGGGCTGATTTCATCCCAATTATCGCGGCGTTTCCAACTGTGAATCGTGGACGCCTTTTCGCCTAGCGATTCCGCTATGCGAGCAATGCGGTAACCGGCAAAATACAGGTGCATTGCTTTTTTTCGGTTATCAAATGTTTCTGTAATAGTCATTGCACAATCACGATTTCTTGCTTAAGTTACGGCTAGTCTATTGACCGCTGATCACCGATTCGCTTTATTCCCGTTGTGCCATATCTCAGACAAACCTTATCCATTGTTTAACGCCCCTTTTAACCGACAACATACAGACCAACGAATAAACGGATGCAGTCTGGAGTAGTGCATGTCGAAGAAATCAAAACCGGTTCGTCTTTGTGTTGAAGGGGCGACAACGGACGGGCGTCGAGTTGATCGGGAATGGTTAACCCAAATCGCGAAAAACTTTGATCCCACGGTTTATGGTGCGCGAGTCAATATCGATCACTATAACTATTCATGGGCACCACGCTTTGGTGATGTGGAGTCGGTGTATACCGAGGAAATTAAAGAAGGGGCGCTGGCGGGTAAGTTGGCACTGTATGGTGTGATCAATCCGACGCCTGATTTAATTGAACTCAATAAAAAACGTCAAAAAGTCTATACCTCTGTTGAAATTGACCCGAGTTTTTCAGATACCGGCGAAGCGTATTTAGTCGGGCTGGCGGTTACCGATAACCCCGCGAGTTTAGGCACTGAAATGCTGCAATTTAGTGCTAATGCACAAAGTAGCCCGCTTTCAGAGCGCAAACAAAGCAAAGATAACGTTTTTACTGCTGCAGAAGAAAATCACTTTGAATTTATTGATGAAAACCCGCAGAGCGAGAAGCCAGGGCTTTTTAGCATTATTAAAGAGATGTTTTCTAAAAAACAACACAGTGATGATGCGCGATTTACCGATGTGCATCAGGCGGTGGAGCTGTGCGCCCAAGAAGTACAAACCCTTTCTGCAGAAATTACCGCATTAAAAAACGCAGACCAAAGCGAAGCGGTAAAAGCACTTACGCAACAACTCACGGAATTAAAAACCCAATTTGAAAATACAGACGCCTCGTTCTCACATCGTCCGCCGGCCACGGGTGGCGAAAATAATAGCGAAGTGCTGACGGATTGCTAAGGTAGTGAACAGACCATGAAAAAAGAAACTCGTTTTAAATTTAATGCGTACCTCACGCAACTCGGTAAAATTTACGGTGTTAGCGCACAAGCGTTTAGTGATACAAAGGTTCAAATTGAACCGTCTGCCGCGCAAACGCTGGAAACCAATATTCAGCAGTCAGCAGAATTTTTAACACACGTTAATATCGTGCCCGTTGATGAGCAAGTGGGTGAGGCCATCGGTTTAGGTATCGGGTCAACTATCGCAGGCACTACCGATACAACAGCAAAAGAGCGCGAAACAAGTGATCCGATTAAGCTGACCAAAAATAGCTATCATTGCCAGAAAACCAATTACGACACCCACCTTGATTACGCCAAAATTGATATGTGGGCGAAGTTTACCGACTTTCAAACCCGTATCCGCGATGCGATTATCCGCCGTCAGGCATTAGACCGCATTATGATTGGTTTTAATGGTACACACCGCGCCGATAATTCTGATCGGACAAAATACCCCTTACTGCAAGATGTGAATTCAGGCTGGTTACAAAAAGTACGCGAGCGTGCGCCAGAGCATGTGATGGGCAGTGAAACAAAAGACGGCGCAACCACAGCGCAGCCTATTCTGGTAGGTAAAGGGCAAGCTTATCAAAATCTTGACGCATTAGTGCAAGATACGGTCGATACTGCGATTGATCCTGAATATCAGGACGATACCGGTCTTGTTGTGATTTGTGGCCGTAAATTATTAGCAGATAAATATTTTCCACTGGTTAATAAAGACCAAGATAACAGTGAAAAACTGGCAGCAGATACCATTATCAGCCAGAAACGTATCGGCGGTTTGCCGGCTGTACGTGCGCCGTTCTTTCCTGATAATGCGTTTTTTATCACCCGCCTTGATAACTTGTCGATTTATTTCCTTGCAGATTCTCGTCGTCGTCAAGTGTTAGATAACCCAAAACGCGATCGTATCGAAAACTACGAGTCCGTCAATGAAGATTTTGTGGTTGAAGATTTTCGCGGTGTGGCACTGGTCGAAAATATTGTTTTTGAAGATGTAAAAGAGACATCGCCAGAAACAAAAAAAGAGGGGGTAGCTTCTGAAAATGAAGTCGTCAAAGACGACAAAGCAGTAACAGAAGAAACACCCACTGAAAATAAAAAGGCGAAATAATGGCATTATCTCCGTGGGAAAAACACCGCATGAGCCTTAGCGCGCAACAGTCCAGCCAATTGGGTGGACATGTTAGCCGCAATACACAGGGCTATCACATGATGCTGTTACGTCTTGCGACAGATAAAAAAGAGCTAAAACATTTTCAGTCACGCGAACGCAAAGAAGCTTATAAACGCAAGATATTAGCCAATTATCAGCCGTGGGTTGATGGGGCATTGTCCGGTGGTAGCGGTGTGCAAGATGATGTCTTAATGACGATTTTGCTGTGGAAAATTGATGCGGGGGATTATGAGGGGGCGTTAGATATTGCCGTTTATGCATTAGCTAACCGTTTAGTGATCCCCGGTGTAAACCGCACCACGGGCACCGTGATTGCCGAAGAAATTGCCGATTCGGCCATGCGAGCGTATGCCGTGAAATCACCGGTATCTTTAGCAACATTAGAGCGTACACGTGCCTTGACCGATGATGAAGATATGCCTGATGAAGTGAGGGCAAAACTCTACAAAATCTTAGGGTTAGTGCTACGCGATAATAATCGCCCACAAGAAAGCTACTGCGTATTAAGTCGAGCCTTAGAGTTAAACATGAATATCGGTGTGAAAACCGAATTAAAACAACTCGATAAAGTGCTCAAAGCTCAGCGTGACACTGAAAAAGCATAGTGACACCACGTCAGGGCGGCACGGAAAAAGCAATTTGCTTTCTTTCGTCCACCGCCCACCTATTAAGGTTTTCTTATGGATTATGTTTCTGCTAACCCTGTGCCACAAAAAGACGAAACCATTAAAAATAATGGCTTTTTCCCTGATATTCAAACTCGTGATTTTCAATTGCAAACTCGCGTCGATGGCACTGTGACACCGGAACGGCTGAAAAGTACGTTATTGAACGCCATGATTGAAGTGAATCGTGAATTGTATCAGTGGCGTATTGGTCAAGCTGCGAAAACATTAAAAGAGGTGCCTGCCGAACAGATTAACGGTGAAAGTGAATTGATGATTTTATATCAGCGAGCGGTGTTCTGTTTTGCAAAGGCCAGTTTAATCGAACGTTATCGCGATATTGATACTACCGCACAAGGTAATAAAAAAGCCGACACCATGACGCCGGCTATTGATGAAGTGTGGCGTGATGGCAAGTGGGCGTTACAACGTATCAAAGGGGAAACCCATAACACGGTGGAGCTTATCTAATGCGGATTTATACCCAGCAAGGGGATACCGTAGATGATATTTGTTGGCGTTACTTTGGTCAGTCATCCGGCATGATTGAACAAGTATTAGAAGCCAATCCGGGGCTGGTTGAATTAGGGGCAATATTACCCACCGGCACCGCGATTGAGTTACCTGATGCACCCCAACAACACAGTACCACACCGATTTTACAACTTTGGGATTAACCCCTTTAAGGGGGAAGGTATGAAGAAGATGCCCTATAAAGATCCAAATAATATGAATTGGTTTACTGCCTTATTAATTGCCGGTATGGCGGTTTTTGGTGGTATTGCCAGTTATGCCAATAAAATAGTGAAAGGGGAACCGTTCCGCTTTGCCATCTTATTTGCACAAATTGTTGTCTCTATGTTTTCAGGGGCATTGATTTTATTCGGTGCAAGTTATTACCAGTGGCAACCTGAAATTGCCGGCGCTATTGCCGGTATGGCGGGCTGGTCTGGTGCTGCATTGGTCAGTGCGTTAGAAAAAAGATTCTTAAGGAAGGTTGCCGGTGAGTAAGTTTACATTCAGTCAGCGCAGTAAAAATAATCTTAGTGGCGTTAATCCGCTATTAGTGAAAATTGCTTATCGTGCGTTAGACATTTCTACGGCGGACTTTGCAGTGATTGAAGGTGTTCGCACACTTAAAAAGCAAAAAGAAAATGTGAAAAAAGGCGTTTCAAAAACATTAGACAGCCGTCATTTAACAGGCGATGCCATTGATATTTTGCCTTCTGCGATTAAACCAGGGATGGAATGGCACCCGCATTTTTTTGAGCCGGTTTTAATGGCATTTAAGCAAGCGGCAGATGAAGAAGGGGTAACATTACGTTTTGGTAAAAACTGGAAAAGTGATCCCAGTTTACCCGTTGAAACCCGCTTTCCTGATTATCCTCATATTGAGATCCCACGATGAAAAGGAACGTACTGCTTATTATTGTGGCGGGTGTGATGGGTTTGCTACTGATATTTAAGTTTGATGCTTTGCTCACTGAGAATAGCCAGCTTAAGGGTGATAATCTCGCCCTTAAGAAAAGTGTTATCAGTCATCAAGACGCCATTGAACATTATCAGGAAGAACTTGCCCGCTTATCAGAATTGGATAAACAACACACAAAGGCGTTAACCGATGCAAAAAATGATATTAGCCGGCTTAATGATGAGTTGCGCAATAATACTAAACGGGTGTACATCAAAGCCGATTGCCCCAACCCCGATAATCACACCACCGCCACCGCCGGCATGGGTAATGCAACCTCCGCACGACTTACCGAAACAGCTCAACAAGATTATTTACGTCTCCTCGAAATGATGGCGGAGAATAAGGCGCAAACGGAATATTTGATTGATTATACAAATCAATTATTACAATACATCAATAAGTTAAACCATGAAAAAGCCTGCAAACCTACGTGACATCTTAATTAAAAAGGTGGCCTATTTAGGGGATAACCCCGATAGGCTCTACACCTTTATTGACGGCGGGGCGATTGTGGCAAGCGGTGCCCGTAGTCAATCTTATGAGTATCAATACAATCTCAATATTATTATTGATGATTATCCCGGTGACCAAGATGTGTTAATGGCGGTGATCATTGGTTGGATTGAACAACATCAGCCTGATATTTTCCTGAATCCCGATAAACGCCAAAGTCATTTTACCTTTGACGCCTTTATTGATAGCAACCAGACCGCCAGTATTAGCATTGATTTAAAGTTGACTGAGCGTGTCCTCGTTAATGTGCAAGCGAATAAATTGGTTGTTGGTGCCATTGAAGAGCCGGCTGATCCGTTTGAAAGTTGGGAGAGTGTGGCTCATGAACGCTGATGATTTCAGCCCGTTAACCCAAGCATTAGCCGCTATGTTGGCAAAAGCGTCACCCAATGAACGTAAAAAATTAGCCCGTGAAATTGCCCGTGATTTACGCAAAAGCAATTTACAACGTATCCGTGCGCAAAAAAATCCCGATGGAACGGCATTCACCAAACGTAAAGCATCAACGGTTACCGTGTTGCGAGGAATGAAATTTGTCTGGAAAGGGCAACCACGTAGTTTAAAAAACTGGCGATTACGCAAAACAAAAAAAGGTGAGGTGATCACCGGTTACGATTTGGAAAAGAAAGCCGAACGTAGTTTTTATAAGCGCGATATTCTGCGTTTTATTGAAGTAAAAAAAGACAAAATTAGCACCGCAAAGCCCAATAAACAGACTCGCATGTTTAAGCGTTTAGCCACTGCCCGTTATTTGCGAATGTCAGCAAATGATAAAGGTGTCACCCTCTCTTTTGCCCCTCAAGTTGCAGGCATTGCTGCGGTGCATCATTACGGTTTAAAAGAGCGTGTGCGGGGCAAGTCATTAGAAATCCAATACCCTGAAAGAAAGTTACTAGGCTTTTCACCAGCGGATATCAAACATATCGAAAATCAATTACTGGAATTCCTTTCCCATTAATTGTCCTGTCGTTGAAACAATCCCAACCCCGTGCGTTTTTTTATTTCCCGTTGCACATTGCGGGTATGAATATCGCAGAACTTATCCGAAAAATACAAAACTTGATCCGCACTGGCGTTGTTATTGATGTCAGTGCGGAAAAAGGCTGTCGAGTTAAAACGGGCGACAATGAAACCGACTGGCGCCCGTGGCTTACTGCACGTGCTGGTAACTCGCGCTCATGGTGGGCGCCAAATGTTGGCGAACAAGTGTTATTGCTATCAATCGGTGGCGATTTAACTACCTCGTTTGTGTTGCCGGCGATATTTAGTGATGATTTTTCAGAGCCGTCAACCTCATTAACCGCCCACCGTCATGAGTATGAAGACGGGGCAGTAATTGAATATGAACCCGCAACTGGGGAGCTAATAGTCACGGGAATTAAAACTGCCGTGATTGAAGCCAGCGAGTCGGTCACGGTCACATCACCCGACATTACGTGTGTCGCGACAAGCAAAATCACCTTAGATACCCCTACCGTTATTTGTACCAACAACTTAACTACGGGATCACTGACGGTGCAAAAAGGCGGCACTATGACCGGTGATATTACCCATGTTGGTGGGAAAATGTCCTCTAATGGCGTGGTGGTTTCAGCCCATACCCACGGTGGTGTGCGTACCGGCGATGATAATACGGGGCAACCGCAATGAACTATCTCGGCATGAATGCACAAACCGGTGAACGTATTACCGATATTGAGCACGTGCGCCAGTCTATTAAAGATATTTTTAATACCCCCATTGGTAGCCGATTGATGCGCCGTGAATATGGTAGTTTGCTTGCCGATTTAATTGATGGCCCAGTTAACGCCAAGATGCGATTGCAATTAATGTCAGCGTGTTACACCGCAGTTTATCGTTGGGAGCCACGTATTGTGATGACGGCCATTGATATTCATAGCCAACAGGAACAGGTGATTGTCGATATCACCGGCTATTACGCCCATAACCAACAACCGATTAATTTCTCTCTACCGGTGACATAACATGCCAACGATTAATTTAAGCCAATTAACACCGCCCGATGTGATTGAGTCGTTAGATGCAGAACAATTATTACGCGAACGCAAAACGGTATTGATTGCCGCAATGCCCGTCCATTTGCGTGATGCGGTTGCTAATACGTTATCGTTAGAGTCGGAACCGCTGACCAAGTTGTTAGAAGAAAACGTCTATCGTGAGTTGTTATTGCGCCAGCGTATCAATGAGTCTGCCCGCGCGGTGATGGTGGCGTATGCAAAAGGGGCGGATTTAGATCAGTTAGCGGCGAATTATAATTTATCGCGTTTAGTGTTACGCCCTGCCAATAACAATACTATTCCGCCCACACCGGCGATTTTAGAGTCTGACGATGATTTGCGTTTACGCATTCCTGCCGCTTTTGAGGGGCTAAGTGTTGCGGGGCCGGTGGGCAGTTATGAATTTCATGCCCGTAGTGCCGATGGGCGAGTGTCCGATGTGTCCGCGATCAGCCCAACGCCGGCAAATGTCACTATCTCGGTGTTATCTCGTGAGGGTGACGGCACCGCATCGGAAGAATTGCTGCGCATTGTTGAGTACGCGTTAAACGATGAAGATGTGCGACCAGTTGCTGATCGCATCAAAGTGCAATCTGCCCAAATTATTCCCTATCAAATTGATGCCACGTTATTTTTATTTCCGGGGCCTGAGTCGGAGCCGATACGCAAAGAAGCAAATCAACGTTTAACGCAATACATCACAGAGCAACACCGCTTAGGGCGTGATATTCGCCTGTCAGCGATTTATGCCGCGTTGCATGTGGAAGGTGTGCAACGTGTGGAGTTAAAACAACCCACCAAAGATGTGGTGCTGGATAAAACCCAAGCCTCCTATTGCACCCAAAGTACCTTAACCATTGGTGGCTCGGATGAATAGCTTGTTACCGTCAGGCAGTAGTCCATTAGAAAAGGCTGCAGCCATTGCCTGTCAATCCTTGCAAACCTTGCCCGTGCCTTTACGCCAATTATGGAACGCCAGCACATGCCCCGTTGAGTTATTGCCATATCTGGCATGGGCTTGGTCAGTGGATCGATGGGATGAAAATTGGTCGGAGCCTGTTAAGCGTCAAGTAGTACGGGATTCGATGTTTATTCATCGCCACAAGGGCACCATTGGCGCACTTAAGCGTGTAGTTGAGCCACTCGGTTACATCATCAAAGTCACTGAGTGGTGGCAAACCGACGATCCGCCGGGCACATTTCGCCTTGATGTCGGTGTGCAAGAAAACGGTATTACCCAAGAAATTTATGACGAATTAGAACGTTTGATTGCCGATGCTCGCCCTGTTAGTCGGCACCTCTTGGGGTTATCTATCAACCTTGATTCGCAAGGTGAGTTTTATCTTTCTGCCGCCACCTTTAGCGGTGATGAGTTAACGGTTTACCCCTATTTTGCAGAAGAAATTACCGTGTCTGGTGCGCCATTAACGGCGGTCGGAGTACACATTATTGATAAAGTTGAGGTCGCACATGAGCGCTAAGTTTTTTGCCTTATTAACGGTGATTGGTGCCAATAAATTGGCAAAAGCCACGGCACTAGGCACCACCTTAAAAATTACCCAAATGGCCGTGGGTGACGGTGGCGGAATGTTGCCAACACCCGATACACAACAAACTAGACTCGTAGGCGAAAAACGTCGCGCGGGATTAAATACCTTATTTGTTGATCCAAAAAACGACAGCCAGATTATTGCTGAACAAGTGATCCCTGAAAATGAGGGCGGTTACTGGATACGTGAGATTGGTTTGTTTGATGATGAAGGCAGTTTAATTGCGGTGGGTAATTGCCCTGAAACCTATAAGCCACAATTGCAAGAGGGAAGCGGACGAACGCAGACTATTCGCATGATTTTAACCGTTAGCCATACCGAGTCCGTTGAGTTAAAGGTTGACCCCTCGGTGATATTGGCGACCCGTGAATTTGTTAATGATGCTATTGAAAGTGCCTCAAAACAGACACTGGAGGAAGTGGCTAAGCTTTATGCTACCAAAGCCGAATTAAGCACGGGATTAAGTAAGGTACAAAAATCAGCGGATGCCGCTAACACAAACGCCAATAGCCGCGTACCTAGTACCCGTAAAGTGAATAATAAACCACTGAGTACCGATATTAGTTTAACGGCGGGTGATGTAGGCGCTGCAACACTGGCGCAAGTGAATGAAGCCAAGACGGCCGCATCTAATGCACAGGCCACAGCAAACAGTGGTGTGAGCAAAGCGGATGCTGCACAGAAAACCGCTAACGATGCAGTAAGCAAAGCTAACGCCGCGCAAACTGCCGCAAATAATGCTAATACTAATGCTAATGGTCGTGTACCTAGCACCCGTAAAATTAACAACAAACCATTAAGCGCTGATATTAGTTTAACTGCCGGTGATGTAGGTGCTGCAACACCGGCGCAAGTGAATGAAGCCAAGACCGCCGCATCCAATGCACAGAAAACAGCTAATGCAGCACAAATTGCCGCAAATAATGCCAATACTAACGCTAACGGTCGTGTACCTAACTCCCGTAAAATCAACAATAAACCACTGAGTACCGATATTACGTTAACGGCGTCTGATGTGGGGGCGGCAACGCCAGCACAGGTCGATAAAGTGAGAGCTGATTTAACTGAGCTGGTAGTAGTGGATTTAGATTTATCTAAACTCAATGAAAACACCTATTATCCGATTATTTTGCCATTAGTAACTTCTCGACGTTATGCCTTTAAGGTTTTTAGGACCTTAGAGCAATATAGAGACAATAAACCGAGCTATGCGACTCACAGTACCAAAGGTTTTGCCATGATTGTGGAATGGCAAGTGAGTGGTTCTGGATGGGGAACCCAGTCTGAAAACCGCATCATTGATAATTTTGATTGGCAATGGACAAATCAATCCCCTGTGATGGGGCCAGCTCAATTAACGAATGGTTCTGTGGAATATATCTATTTGCGAGGAGGGGCTAAATATCAGCTCACTAAGCATAAAAGTGTTAACCATCAAATTATCACCAGCACTTATACCAATAACAAACAATCAGTAGCACCGAAAGGATTTGTGGCGAATGAAGTACCTAAGTCCAGCGAACAGAAAGCTAATGAGATTGCAAATGCAGTCAGTCAGTTAGAAAAACAAACCGCAATACTGGCAACATCTATTTATCCGATAGGTGCGCCTATTCCGTGGTCACAGGCGACAGTGCCATCAGGTTATTTAATCTGCAATGGTCAAACATTTAATAAATCAACATACCCAAAACTTGCCGTTGCTTATCCATCAGGAAAACTACCTGATTTGCGCGGTGAGTTTATTCGTGGTTTGGATAGTGGGCGCGGTATTGATGCGGGGCGTTCCGTATTATCAGCTCAAAAAGGTAATAGCTTGTTATCCAGTAATATTTTTGGTGGATTGAGTTCATCGGAATCAAATAAATGGCATAAAGCAATTAATTATATCGGTATTACAGGTACTGATAATGACGGTGGTTATGGAGTTCACCAGCAAATAGAAGGTGCTAATGGAAATGAAACGCGCCCACGTAATATCGCCTTTTTATACATAGTGAGAGCAGCATAATGAGTAAATATAGTTTAGATATCCAGAAAGGAAAAATCGGTGATAATGGTTTGGCAGAAATCGCAGGTTGGGTTAAGTGTTATTTAGCCCATCCAATTACGCATGAATATATGGGCGCAACCATGGAAAATGTCATGTTTGATGTTTCATTATCTGCGGGTGCTTATTTAGATGAACCACCATTACCCGAAAAAGAAAATCAAGCTGTTAGACGTAGAGAAGATGGTAGTGTATGGGAGATTGTTGACGATTGCCGAGGTTTAACGGCCTACAATACGCAAACAAAGCAGCCTATCATCATTGATTTTATGGGGCCATTACCTGAATCTCTCACATTGTTAAAACCGAATAGTGAGTTTGATAAATGGGATGGTAAGAACTGGATTGTTGACACAGAAGCCCAAAAAGCGGCACTCATTACACAGATTAAACAGGAGAAATCACGACGCTTAGATGAAGCAGATAATATAATCACATATTTGCAAGAAGCTGTTGATGTTGACTTAGCCACAGAAGAAGAGGCTACAGCACTGCAAAAATGGAAAAAATACCGAGTTCTGTTAAATCGTGTTGATATTTCAACGGCGCCAGATATCGAATGGCCTCAAAAGCCAGTTTAGTCATTGTATCATCGTTCAAAGAATCCCGCTTTCGTGCAATTTAACCGCTAATTTTTCATGCTACACGGACACAGTTATAGGAGTCCGTGAGCATGGCACAAGATTATCATCACGGTGTGCGCGTTATTGAAATTAACGAAGGCACCCGCCCCATTCGCACTATCAGCACCGCTATTGTTGGCGTGGTTTGCACCGCTGATGATGCGGACGAAAAAACCTTTCCTTTAAACAAGCCCGTCTTATTGACCGATGTATCACAGGCTATCGGTAAAGCAGGGAAAACCGGCACCTTAGCCAGCACGTTAAAGGCGATTGCAGATCAGGCTAAACCCATCACCGTTGTGGTGCGTGTAGAGCAAGGCGAAAGTGAAGCCGAAACTACCACTAATATTATCGGTGGCACTACCGAAGAAGGGCTAAAAACAGGGTTACAAGCACTGCTAGCCTCTCAATCTCAACACGGTATTAAGCCTCGCATTATTGGCGCGCCCGGTCACGACACGTTAGCCGTTGCCAATGAGGTTGCGGTGATTTGTCAAAAGCTCCGCGCCTTTGGTTATGTGTCTGCTTACGACTGTAAAAATATCAGCGAAGCAATCAAGTACCGTGACAATTTTGGTCAGCGTGAATTAATGGTGATTTTTCCTGATTTTACCTCATGGGATAGCACCACCAACAGCGAATCAACCGCTTATGCCACGGCGCGGGCGTTGGGTCTGCGTGCCAAGTTAGACAATGATATCGGTTGGCATAAAACGCTATCCAATATCACTGTTAATGGTGTGACGGGTATTTCTAAGGATATCTATTGGGATTTACAAGATCCCGCGACTGATGCCGGTTTACTGAATGAAAAAGGGGTGACGACACTTATTCGTCGTGATGGTTTTCGTTTTTGGGGTTCGCGTACCTGTTCGGATGATCCACTGTTTGCCTTTGAATCTTATACCCGAACTGCGCAAGTCCTCGCTGACACTATGGCAGAAGGGCAGATGTGGGCAATTGATAAACCGTTAACGCCATCTTTAGCGCGGGATATCGTTGAAACCATCAATGCAAAATTACGTTCACTGGTCAGTCAGGGCTACTTGTTAGGTGGTGAATGTTGGTATGACCCGACATCAAATAGCAAAGAAGCACTCAAAGACGGCAAACTCACACTGGATTATGACTATACACCAGTGCCACCAATGGAAAATCTGATGTTACGTCAGTGTATTACCGATAAATACCTGATGGATTTCGGCAACAAAATCAAGGGGTAAATCATGGCGTTACCACGCAAGTTAAAGAATTTTAATTTATTTATGAATGGTGCCAATTATGTGGGCGTTGCGGAAGAACTCACATTACCCAAAATCACCCGAAGTTAGAAGCCTATCGCGGGGGCGGTATGAATGGTTCGGTGCAAATTGATATGGGCCTTGATGACGGCGCGCTTGATAGTGAGTTTACCCTCGGTGGCGCTGATATTGATGTTTACCGTCAATGGGTGCCTCAACCATTGATGCCGTACAACTGCGTTTTTGTGGTGCTTATCAGCGTGATGATACGGGGGAAGTGCTTGCTGTAGAGGTGGTTCTGCGTGGCCGTTATAGCGAAATCGATCCGGGTAACTGGAAATCGGGTGATAACACGCAAACTAAAGTCACCGTAAAACCCACTTACTACAAGTTAGTGATGGACGGTCAAGAATCATTGAGATTGATATCGTCATATGGTGGAAAAAGTGGACGGTAAAGACCTGTTACAAGCACAGCGTGACGCGCTGGGGCTTTAATTAAATGCGGAAAGAGAACATGAAAGAGCCAATCGAAGAACAGAACAAAGAGCAAGTTGAGTGGGTTGTTGTTAATGGCGACCAAGCCACGGTGACCTTAGAACAACCGATTATGCGTGGTGAAACCAAAATTGAAAAAGTGACGGTGCTTAAACCTAATTCAGGGGCATTACGCGGTGTGCGTTTACAGCCGTTAATGGATATGGATGTTGATAGCATGATACAAGTCTTACGCGCATTACTATGCCAACACTGA